TAACATAGCAATTGTTGGTTTTGGAAATATTGGCAGTTATTTTTATAAAATTTTAGAAAAAAACAAAAAAACAATTACTACTAAAACTGGTAAATGGATAACCTATGAGGAGGTTACAAATGACCCAAGACCTGTACATTACGAAGAAGTCCTTGGAGTTAGAATGGCAACAAGAACACCTGAAGGAGGGCAAATATAATATTCATATGTCCTATATTGACAAAAAAATTCAGGAAATTGTTAAGGAAATCATTGCCAAAGAGTTTGAAGAACAAACGCTTCAAACTAAAATAAACGAGGCCAAGGCCGAAGTTTCGATAGCCACTTAAGCGTTATCAAAAAGCACACATTTCTGTAGGGATACCTTGCGCTATTTGAAAAAAAGTAGTATAAATCACTTACTATACAATTATTAATTTGATGTAGACGAGTATAGTCGACGGCCTAAAGACTACATCATATAAATTAGGAGGATATAATCATGGCATCAACATTGTTTAGAGGCCCAGTATTAGTAGGGAAGAAAAACGAAGCAGGAAAAACTGGATTCAATATAACACAGAAGGATTCAAGTTACACTGTCGTTATTTCTACTGATTCTGGAAAAACCTTTTTATCAAACACTACGGATGTAGTATTCGCACTACCATCAATTGCTATTGGGAATGTATATACATTTGTAAATACAGCAGCAGATGGTGGAAACAATTTGACTATCAGTCCTAATTCAAGTGATGGTATTTTGTACTTAGGATCTTTGACAGACAACAAAGATGTTATTAATACTGCAAGTACATCAAAAGTGGGAGACTATGTTACCATTGCATCTTTGAACTCAACTGCCCATTGGACAGTTGTAGACGCTCAAGGTGTTTGGGCTAAGGAATCGTAAGATTCATAATTGTGAGCTCCTTCGGGGGCTCACAGAATTAGGAGAATAATGAATGAGTCCAACAGATGTAAAACAGACCATTGCGATTAGCTCAACGGATACTCTACAAAAGTATGTGGGTACCTCTGCTACTGATATTGGATCTGCGAGACTTAAAGCGATTCAAGCACAAGCTAGTGCAGCTGATGCTAGTGTAAAAATTTATGATGCTACGGATGCGACTACAGCTAGTACTTTAGTATTTGAAGCTAAATGGGGAAAAGCTGATGGTGATATTATTACTTTCTACCTTCCCCAAAATGGAATTAGATGTAAGACTGCTATGCACGCAGTTCTATCGAATTGTGATTTTTTAGTAGTTACATTCGATTAAGGAGGGCATTTAAATGGCTACTTCAGGAACTACAACTTTTGAGAAGTCGTTCTATATTGATCAAGTAATCGAAGATGCTTACGAACGAATCGGTTTGCAAGCGACCTCTGGCTATCAATTAAAAACAGCAAGACGATCTTTAAACATTCTTTTTCAAGAATGGGGAAATCGAGGAATTCACTATTGGGAAGTAGGAGACACCAACATTACTCCGGTTGAAGGTCAAGGGGTATATAAGATTTATCGTTCGGCAGCGGATGCTACTGCTGGTGGAAGTGACCAAGCAACAACCGTAAATAATGCTAATTCATCCGAGACCGTATATGGTTTATCGGATATTTCTCAATGTGAATTTAGAACTTACATTAATAATACAAGTGGCACTCAGGCTGATTTGGCGATGACTAAAATTGACCGTTCAACATATGCTGCTTTTTCCAATAAGTTAACAAAAAGCACACCCACGCAATTTTGGGTTCAACGTTTTATTGATAGAACAACTTTAACAATTTATCCTACTCCTAATTCTACAGCGGCGGCGGCAACAAGCAAATTACATATTTATTTTACCAAAAGGATCGAAGATTCAGGAGACTATACTAATGTAGGTCAGATTCCTTATCGTTTTGTTCCTTGTATGGTGGCAGGCTTAGCTTTTTATTTAAGCCAAAAATATAGTCCACAACTGTCTCAACAAATGAAATTATACTATGAAGACGAATTAGCTAGATCTTTGGCTGAAGATGGCTCTGCATCTAGTACTTATATAACCCCTAAAACTTATTATCCGAGCGACTAATGGCAAAATTTTCACAAGGTAGATATGCATTATCCATTTCTGATCGATCAGGTCAGGCTTTTCCTTATTTGGAAATGGTCAAAGAATGGACTGGAGCATGGGTGCATATTTCTGAATATGAAAAAAAATCTCCTTTAATAAGTCCGATGCCTTTTGGAGCCGATCCTCAAGCGTTACAACGAGCAAGACCGGCACGAACAGAGTTTTATACCCCAACCATTTTACCAAATAATCCTTTTACCACTACGGGTTCTTCGACTACGGTAACTGTTGATCAACCTGATCACGGGCGTTCAACAGGAGATGCGGTTCGTTTTAGAAGTGTGGTATCTGCAGTAGGAGGAGTTACTCCAATTATTTTTGGTTTGGAAACGACTTTAGCTTCGGATCTTACTGATTCGGCAACCTCTTTAACTTTAACTGATTCTACAGCTTTTCCTTCTACAGGTTATATTGTTGTACAACCAGGAGCCAATGATAATGAAACTATTAAGTACACAGCGAATAATACAGGCACTGGAGTTCTTTCTGGTTTAACCAGAGGTTCTTCAGCACCGACTTATAATTTAACTCCTCAAACAACTACGGCTTCGGCTCATGATGCAAATGTAAAGATAAGAGGATCCTATTCAATTACTAAAGTGGATGCTAATTCATATACATTTACATTAGTCACTGCAGCTAGTAAAACACAAACAGGAGGAGGTTATCCGGCTTTTGCAGGTCCGGTTAACTCTAGAGCATAATGGCAGGATATACACTCGAAGCATTAGAAGGTGACATTAGAAGTTATACTGAAGTAAGCAGTAGTGTTTTTACTGGTGCTATTCTAAGCAGATTTATAGAAAATGCAGAATATCGGGTGATGAGAGATTGTCCTATTGATGCAGATCGAAAAGCTCAAATTGGAAATTTAGTTGCAGATCAATCAACCATTAATGCTCCCGCAGGATGCTTATTTGTAAGAGGTATGCAAGTTTACACTTCTACGAGTGTTACTACAGGAGCCAATGAATGGTTAGAAAAAAAGGATAGAACTTATTTACAGGAATATATTCCTGCTGAAACAGCTACTGGAGCCCCTAAATATTATGCTATGTTTGGAGGAGCAACAGGCACGACCGATACGACTTCAGGACGTATGATGGTTGCCCCTGTTCCAGATGCAAATTATGCTTTTAAAGTTCATTTTAATGCTAAACCTACGAGTTTAGTTACAGATACGAGTGGAACTTATATCAGTCTATATTTTCCTTCAGGGCTTTTGTATGCCTGCCTAATAGAGGCTTATGGCTTTTTAAAAGGTCCAATGGATATGTTGACACTTTATGAAAATCGGTATAAACAAGAACTAGAGAAATTTGCTGCGGAGCAAATTGGAAGACGGAGACGGGATGATTATACGGATGGAACAATTCGAATACCCATTCAGTCACCAACACCGTAATAGGAGATAAATATGGCAATAACATCAGCAATTTGTAATAGTTTTAAACAGGAAATTTTAGAGGCCGAACATAATTTTACTGCATCTACCGGTGATACTTTTAATCTGGCACTATACGATAGTGATGCTGTTTTAAGTAAATCTACAACTGCTTATACAACTTCAGAAGAATTAGCTACGACTGGTGGCTATACAGCAAAAGGAAAAGCTCTTACAAGTGTCACACCCGTTTTAGATTCAGACACAGCGGTTTGTGATTTTGCTAATATTTCATGGACATCAGCTTCATTTACAGCACGCGGCTGTTTAATTTTTAATGATGATAATAGTGACACATCAGTCTGTGCCATTGATTTTGGCGGAGACAAAACCGTTACAAGTGGAACTTTCACAGTAGAATTTCCAGCAGCAGCGGCATCAACAGCAATCATCCAGATAGCATAAGGAGTCCTTCCTTATGGCTAACACTTGGAATAAAGCCGGAACAACCTGGGGATACAACTCCTGGGAATCGGATACCGTTACCGTTACATTAACTGGCGTATCAGCAACTTCCTCAGTTGGAAGTGTTGAAGCTTACGCTACTCTAGGATGGGGTAGTGATTACTGGGGATATGAAAACTGGGGCGAATCAGCTATTAACATTTCACTTACAGGATTTTCACTTACTTCGGGTCTAGGTACTTTAGCTTATGCTGGCTCAATCGCTGGATGGGGTCGAGATGCATGGGGAGATAATAACTGGGGTGAAAATGTAACAACTGTTACTCTTACAGGAGTTTCAGCAACTACGGCATTAGGACCAATTTGTCCAGGATGGGGACAAATAGCTTGGGACAACAGTGATTATGGTTGGGGCTATCCAGTAATTCCTCAACAACAAATGGGACTTACAGGGGTCTCGGCGACAACTACTCTTGGAACTCCTGTAGTTACTCCAGAGACGATTGCATCGGTGACAGGAGTTTCGGCAACTACTGCCGATGGTTCATTAAATATAGAAATTGGAGTTCCTTTAACAGGTCAATCAGCGGCAACGACTCTTGGCTCTCCTACCGCAAGATCTTATAACACAACAACATTAACAGGAGTTTCTGCGGCAACTACTCTTGGGGATCTTACAGTTACTTCAAATCCTACTGTTCAACCTGCTGGAGTTTCAGCAACAACATCGGTTGGAGCTATTACACCTGCAGATCAAGTAATGGGACTTACTGGACAAGCAGCAACGACGTCAGTTGGAGCTATTACACCTGCAGATCAAGTAATGGGACTTACTGGACAGTCAGCAACAATTACTTTAGGAAATCTTGGAATTCAGCATTATCAAGATGTTGACACGGGTTCAAATACATCGTATACAAATGTTGCAACTGGATCAAATACCAGTTATAGTGAAGCAGCTTAAGGAGATTTATGGCATCAACATACACAGGTCTAGGTACTCAATTAATGGCGACTGGCGAAAACGCTGGTACATGGGGAACTAAAACTAATACAAATTTAAATATTATCGAACAAATAGCAGGTGGTTATATCGAAGTAGCTGTAACATCAACTCCCACTACATTATCTGTTTCTGATGGCTCAACAGGTGCGGCTCTTGCACACCGATGTATAACTTTCACAGGGGAAATTAGTGAAAATACTGTAGTAACAATTCCTTTAGATGTTCAAACTTTTTATATAATTAAAAATTCAGTTTCTGGAGGTTCCTCTGCATCCTATACTGTTCAATTTAAGTATGTTTCTGGATCAGGTTCCAGTGTTACATGGGCAGCTGGAGATACAGGAACTAAAATTGTTTATGCAACTGCCGATGATGCCACTAATCCAAATATTGTAGATGCTACATCGGCTTTTGTTACAGCATCTTCAACAACGACTTTAACAAATAAAACATTCACGGCTCCTGTATATGCAGATGGTGGATATATCGCCGATGCTAATGGAAATGAAAATCTGGTTTGGGGTACAACATCCTCAGCCGTTAACGAATTTAAAATAGCTAATGCAGCAACGGGTGCAGGCCCAACGCTGAGTTCTCAAGGGGGAGATAGTAATGTTGATATTAATATTACGCCTAAAGGAACAGGCGATGTAGTTCTTTCTGCAGATACAGTAACAGTAGGAGATGCGGCAGCAGCGGCAACTCTACGTTCAAGTGGTGCTGGAACTTTAACTGTTACCACTGGTGGAGCAACTGATTTAATTCTTAGTACCAATAATGGAACAACTTCAAGCAATATTACTATTACCGATGCAGCGGGCGGAGACGTAACCGTCACTCCGAGTACGACTGGATCTCTTATAGTTCAAGGAAATTCTACACAAGCAGGAACCCTTAAACTTTACGAAGATACTGATTTAGGATCTTATTATGCAGGCTTTAGACCAAGCAATTTAACTGAAAACACACTTTATGTTTTACCTACGGCAGATGCCGGAACATCAGGTGATGCTTTAACATCTAATGCCTCAGGAACTTTATCATGGACAACGATGTCGGGTGGAACTTCTTGGCAAGCTGTTGACACCTCAGCTTTTACAGCTGTAGCAGGTGAAGGGTATTTTTGTAATACTACTTCTGCTGCTTTTACAGCAACACTTCCATCTTCTCCTTCTTTAGGAGACGAATGTACTTTTGTAGATTATGCTGGCACATTTGATAGTTATAATTTAACTGTCGGTCGTAATTCAGAAAAAATTAATGGAGCCTCTGCTGATTTAACCGTGGCAGTGGAACGAGCTGCCTTTACTCTAGTTTATACGGATGGAACACAAGGTTGGTTATTAAAGGATAAATAATACATGGCTACATATAAAGGTATACAGGGCTATTCCGTTCAGAAATTATCATCAGATCCTACGGCGAGTGAAGCCGCAGGACAACTTTGGTATAATTCTACATCAGGAAAATTTAAAATAGCCGTAGCAGGTGCAGGAGCCTGGGCTTCAGGTGGAGCTATGAATACAACAAGAGCACAATGTGCAGGAG